ATCACTTTATTGAAAATCGTTATCCACTTATTGAAAAAGATTTACAAAAAATAGTGGAAGAAACTAATTTTAAAGACCCTCCATTTTTACACAGAAGTTGTGTTCCTATAGATGAAGTAAAATTTGATATAAATAATACTTTAGATTTGTTTGGAAATTCCTGTGATAGTGGTCATTGTGGTGTATGAGAAGTTTCATAGAAAGTTTAATTGATGTTGGTTCCGGGTTTTTTTTAGCAGTTGTTGTCCAATTATATATCTTCCCTATATTTGGATTTTACCCAACGATATTTGACAGTATGGGTATTGCATTAATTATGACTTGCGTATCTATAACCAGGTCGTGGCTGTGGCGGTTAGTTTTTAAAAGATATGCGTAAATATCCTTACACCAAAACCTGTGTGAAATGTCGCCAGAAAAAAGACAGAAAATTTTTTAAGCAAGGTTTAGGCACTCATGGTAGATCTGATACATGTAATGATTGCTCCCCGGCAGTTAAAAAATATCGTTATGGCAACACTCTTGTTATAAAAGACAAATCCAAAAGAGAAAAAATAGAGAGTAAAAATTTCATCCCTTCAAACAGCTATTATTACAAGTTAGCAGACGAATCAATCAAAGAAGAAACGGTCAAAGTAGACCATAAAGAGTAGTTGACAATATCAAATTCCCACACTATACATATAGTATAGTTAAATTTTCTCATAATTATGTCTTTATCTGACGAGCAAACCAGAGAAGAAGTTATCGATGAAATAGTCAACCTAGTCCAGAACGGAAAAAATTCCTTAACCCAAAAGCGATATGACCTTACTGACAAATATTTCGATGATATTCTTGAAAATGTACAGATTCTTGAAGAGTCTGTAGGCGAACTGCACCTATGAAAAATGATACAGAATTGATAGATGCCATTAATCATTTAACGGCACAAGTAACTTACAACAATTTAATTTTTACAGAAATCAGGAATTTAATGACAACGCATGAGGTCATTTATGTTGCTGAACCTGAATCTAGTTCGATCCATTGAGATTAATTGACTTTATCAAAAAGCACGAAGGACTGAGACTAGAGGTTTACAAGTGTACAGCCAATAAAAGAACAGTTTTTTATGGTAGGAATATAGACAGCACTCCGTTCATGCCAGATGAAATAGTCGCATTAATAGAGGATGGCCCTACGGAATGTACGGCAGAATTGTGTTTAAAAAATGATATTGAATGGGCAACGTGTGCTTTAGATCAAATATTCGCAGATTGGAACACCTTTAGTGATAACAGAAAGACAGCCTTAACAAGCGTTATGTTTAATTTAGGTAGAAATAGATTCATGCAATTTAAACGCATGATTTCAGCGATACAGAATAACGATTGGATTGGCGCAGGTGTTGAACTAATGAGTTCAAAGCGTGGTGAACAATTAAAAAACAGAACAGCAGAGGAGATGGACTTATTGGTTCAAGGTTAGCATGAGTAAATTCGTCATTATCCTAGTACTTTATTATCACGATGGGAGAGTTGACGAGTTAAACACAAGCTACTTCTTTCCAACAGCAATAGAGTGTGCCAAGTTTAAAACGAATCAAGGATTCAAAGATTTTTTAAATGATACGTTTAAGGATAAAGGAATTAGATATGTTAGACCTCATTGTAGAGTGAGACAAATGTTGCCCAATGAAACAATAGCGAGAGTAAGATGATACAGATATTAGCACCATTAGCTAACACTCTTATAAAGCGGTTATTCCCTGATAAGGAAAAACAGCAAGAGGCACAGCTTGAGTTTCAATCAATGATTGCTGATGGATCATTTAAAGAGTTTGAAAAACAAGCTGACATCGTGATTGCCGAGGCACAGAGCAAGTCGTGGCTAACGTCAAACTGGCGACCCTGTATTATGATTTTGTTTGGGATAATTATTGCTAACAACTACATCATTTATCCGTACCTTTCGTTGTTTATGGACAACGCACCAATGCTTGAGATACCGCCTGACATGTGGGATTTATTGAAAATAGGTCTTGGAGGTTATGTGGTGGGTCGGTCAGCAGAACAATCTGTTCGAGCATGGAAAAAATGACCTCCTGAGAGGCTGAAATTCGCATTTATATTGAAAAGAGATATTACAGCATCTACCAGAATAACGAAGAAACAATGACTTACGAATGAAAGAATTAATCGAATTAACAGAAGATGGGATGAACATAATGTTAAATAAAATCAAAGAATTGTGGACAGACTGGACAATCATATTAGAAACTTTGCCTAGATTTATTTGGTATGCAGGATATTTTATTATGGGGTTTGTCATAGGCTCTTGGTAGCATGTTCATTTTTTGGGATATTGAAACTGCGCCTATGGAGTGCCTCCAGTTTCAAGCTAAAACAGACTACATTACACATGACTGTGTAGTAGAACCAACGACATTAATATGTGGTGCATGGAAGTATAGTGGCAATAAAACTATACACAGCATAGAAATTAATCCCCGGCAACCACGGAACGATAAAAAGGTTGTAACGGAATTACATAAAATGTTGATGGACTGTGCTGAAAATAACCACATATTAGTCCACCAGAATGGTGATCGGTTCGACATACCTAAGTTAGAATCTAGAGCAATTTACTACGGACTCAAGCCTTTACCGAGTCTTACCGTAGTAGACACTTTAAAACAAGCGAGAAAGTTTGGCTTTGATTATTACAGACTAGACTTTTTGGATCGTCATTTATGTGATGCCGGGAAGGTAGAACACCGTGGCTTTGCTATGTGGAAGGATATTGTCTCTAAGCATAGTGATTTAAAAACTAGAACCAAAAGTTTGAAGGAAATGGTTCATTATTGTCGTGGTGACATCAAGAGCCTTGAGAGAGTTTTTCAAAAACTCAGGCCCTATATGAAGCAATTCCCAAATATGAACTTCTGGCAAGGCACAACAGATTCATGTCCTAATTGTGGATCTAAGAACACTATATTTCGGTCACAGCCTAAGTTCACTTTAACTAGGGCATACAGAAGAAAAAGTTGCAACGATTGTCATAAATGGCATCAAGAAAGTAAATCTATAAAGGATTATCAAGCACAAGTTAAATTGTGATTTTAAAACTTGAGGTATTTGCCACCGTTATAACTGTTGTTGCTGTGTATTTAATTTCGGAACAGCATTATTTATGGGGTTGGATAATTAGTTTTTTCGCAGATTTATTATGGGCCTTATGGGGTTACTGGAAAAATGCATTCTACCTAGTAGGACTACAATTTTTATTAGCCATAATTGCAGTCAACGGAATTATAAATGCCTTACAAGTATAAAAAATATCAACTGTGCGAAATTAGATGGCTAGACCACGCAGGATCCGGGGGTTGGACTGAGGAGTCTGACTTTCTAGAGGCCCCAATTGAATGCCGTAGCATAGGATGGCTTGTCAGACAGGATAAGCAACGATATTTTTTAGTTAATACTTTGAGTTCAGATGCCGGGCAAGGAGGCTGTAGTGAGATACTAAAGGCCACCGTTACCCGGTTTAAGGTTATCAGAAAGAGTTTCTAAATTTCAATAGCAAACTCTGGTTCGGTCATGTCTTCTTTGATATACCCAATATTATTTTTGTCCTCTACAATTTTATAAACAAAAGCTTCAACCACAATTTTTTCAGTTTCCCAATTAAGTTGTATATTAATTGAGTGTGTTTGGTCAGGGGTATCAACCCAAATGTCTCCGTCAATGGCTTCTGCTGACAATCCTCTATTATCAGTAGCAGATTGTAATTCATCAGCTAATGCCCTAATGACAGTACCTAAACATTTTTCTAAAGTGCTTTGTTCGATTTCATTCCCAAAACTTGGGTTTGTGATTTTCATAATTTAATCTCCTGATTTGTGATGTAGGTCATCTATATTATTAATAACAACTGTATAGGCAAATTCTCCCTCTGGACTAACATAATCTTCAATAAAATTTAAGCTAACTTCAAGGTTATGAGATTGGAGTTGGTCATTAATCTTGTCAACACTTTCTGTAAAAACATCAGCTTCATGGCTGTCGTTAAAAACAATTATATTATTCATAATCTAATCTCCCTCTTAAAGAAATTTCTTCATCTTCTTTCTCTATAGATTCTATGAGGTAACCCTCTGCGACTTGTTCATTTTCCCATTTAATATCAGGAATATTGACTAAATCTACTTTTGAATAAAATTGTGGGTTCAAACTTTTTAAAGAAATTTCTTCAGCTTCTTTTTGGTTTTTTGCTTCTACAAAACCAGATACTCTTGATTCTGTAATAATAGCTTCTACTTGAAATTTTTGCATAATTTAATCTCCTTTGTTATGTTAATGACCAAGCGACCATTTAAGTTCGTGCATAGTGTCTATTGTGTCTTGTAACTCTTGATAGTTAGTTATGTTCATGTAGCCATCAAGTTCTTCTATGTATGTCCAAACATTGTCAAACCCATTATCGCACTCTTGATTTAACACGGGGGTATGAACATACTCTTTTCTAACTTTCGCAACGGAAGCACTTATTCCCTCTCTTTTGAGTTCATTCGCTGTTGCTGGTTTATATTCATAGATAGTGATTAATGTACAATCACTTTCATTAAAATATTTTTCTTTATGTGAGCATTTAACTTTAATCATAATCTTTCTCCTGTTCTTTAAATGCTGGGCTTATATAAATTTCATCACCATCTAATAAACCCCAATGCTGGATAAATTGACTGACTGTTTTAGCTAGGTCATCTTTGTCAATGCCATCTTCATACTCATATTTAACACGGACGTTATCAGATATTCTCTGATAACAACGATCAAACCTATGACGATTTTCAATTTCTATATGCACTTCTCTATATTCTTGTTTACTCATAATAGTGTCCCCTATTTCTAGTGAACTATAATTCTATAACAATAAGAGTAAATTGCAAGCATTTAATATGTTGAAATAGGTAAAAAGTCCGCTTTTGATTCATATTTTCTGTTTCGTCAAAAAGTCCGCTACCCATTTATATTTCCTGTTTCACTAAAAAGTCCGCTTTCTATATATATTCTCTGTTTCACTAAATTCTAAAAAAAATATAAAAAAAATATAAAAAGCGATCCAAAATAAAAGCGACCCAAAATAAAAAAAACCAATGAAAACAATAAGATATATTTTCTAGATCAAGAAAGT